GATGTTCATCGGACCTCTTCGACCTCCTGCCGGTGCGGACTCGCTCCGCTGCTGGTGCCGCCCGGGGGCGGTACCCCGGTGGATGCTTCGACTCTGCCACCCCGAGCGGCGTGCGGCTCCGCGGGCGACGGACGCCACAGATGTTACCGGCGGGTATCGGCTCCGGTAACAGGGCGGGCGCTTTCGCTATCCGCGCGGCGCGCAGCTTCCATGAGGAGAGACGAAATTGGCACGCCAATCGCGTGGGCGATTCTCTCCAGGTCGTCGGCGTCGATCGCCGTCGCTCCGGCGAGTCGCCGAGCGGCCCAGGCCGGTGATTCGCCGACGAGGCGCGCGAGCCGGCGGCCGGTGACCTGCTGACGGGCGAGCTCGGCCCGCACCTCGGCAGCGAGTAGTTGCCGGAAGCTGCTGACAGCAGTGACATCTTGCGTCGTGGCCGCGGTCGTCATGCTCCTGAGCGTACGCATGTATCGCTAACCGGGTCAACGAACACGATTAGGGTGACGCGCCTAGCTTGACACTGCTTCGCTAGGCGGTCCACTGTACTCCGTATGCCCCACGCTGACTCCCCCGTCGCGGCAGCCGTCAGGGCGGAGCTCGCCCGCCGCAACATCAGCGGCCGCCAGCTCGGCCGCGATCTCGGCTGGTACCCGAACTACGTCTCGCGGCGCACCAGCGGCGCGGTCGAGTTCCGCGTCGACGAGCTGCACCGCGTCGCCGACTACCTCGGCATCCCGGTCGGCGCTCTCCTCGACCCCGCCCCGACGGCCCCGCTCCCCGCCGACCCCACCCCCGCCCGCGCGTCATGACCGCACCGACCCGAGACCCCCAGCAGTCCCACCTCCGCTACGTCGCCCCCACCGACCGCGCCGTCGGGCACCTGCTGCCCCGCCGCTGGGTCCAGGAGCGCCACCGCCACCACGACGCCCGCCCCTCGCTCTGCGGCCAGCTCTGGACGAAGCGCTGGCGCAACGCCGAGCTGCTCGACCGCCAGGTCGAGGACTGCCGCCCCTGCTCCATCGCGGCCGGTCTCGTCGTCGACCGCCCACCCGTGGCGATCGCGACCGTCCCGACGCCGCGGCGCGCCTCGGTGCACCTCACCTCTCCGTCGGTCCGCGCGGTGGTGCTCGACCCGCAGGGCGCGCACGCCCGGCTGCCGGAGGACCACCGCCTGGTGCGGGGTCCGTGGCTGGCCGGCATCGCGACCCCACTGGACGAGTACGCGTCGTCCACCTGGAGCGACGCGTGACCCGCGTCGTGCTCCCCACTGCCTCGGCCGAGCGCCGGTCGGTCCTGGTGTCGCTGGCCGTGATCATCGGCTCGGCGGTGCTGCTCGCCGTGCAGGTCGTCCTGCACCCCGGCGGCGTGATCAGCGTGCTGATCGGCGTCGCCCAGTTCGTGCTCTTCGCGGCGCTGCTCAGCCCCGCGATCTTCCCCCGCACCAAGTAGGTGGCGGCCCAGCGCCCGCCCGGCGCCGGGACCGCCCTGACCAGGAGGCCTTACCCTCATGACCAGCTCGATCAGTATCCCCGACGACGGCGCCCGGGTTCCGCAGATCCGCGACCCGCACGAGCCGCCGCGCCGCGGCCGGCACCGAGTCACCGACCGCACCCAGCCCCAGCACCTCGCCCGCACCCTCGTCGCGGCGCGGGCCGGGTCCCTGCTGCGCCGGTCGGTGGCGACGTGACCGCCACCGCCCAGCAGTCGGCCGACCAGCTGCCCGACGTCGTCGAGGCCGGCGGCCGGTGGTGGAGCCGCGCCGAGGACGACCAGCCGCTCGGCGCGGTGATCGGGTGGGAGCTGGCGTGCCTGCTCGGCACGCCGGTCGACGCCGACACGCTTGCCCTGGCCGAGCCGGCGCCCGAGCTCGCCCCGGTGGTCGACCTCCGCAAGGCGACGTCGCCAGTGGCAGCGACCGAGGTGTCGACGTGACCGGCCCGATCGTGCGCACCGGCCTCGTCGTGCCGGCGGGCGGCGACCGGCCGACCCGCACCGTCACCTGGACCGGTGACGCGCTGCTCGAGCTGCTCTACGGCGAGATCGGCTGCGACACCGTCGACGCCCTGCAACACGACGACCTCACTGTCTGGGTCGCCGACGACGGCTGGTACCGCGAGCCGCGCCTGCCGCGCAACAGGCGCATCGAGAAGCTGCTCGCGGTGGACGACCCGCTGCTCGGCGCCGCCGTCATCACCGGCACCGCCGACGCCGACGGCGTCACGCTCGGCCTGGACGCCGCCGAGCTGGCCCGGCTGATCAGCCTCTGCCCCACGGCGGTGACCCGGTGAGCCGGCGGTGGTGGGGTCCGCGCCCGAACCCCGTGGTCGAGGAGCGGTGCGCCGGCGCGCTGCAGGCCGCGCTCGACCGGGCCACCCGCGCTGAGCGGGACCTCGCGACGACCCGCGCCGCCCTGGACGAGACCCGCGCCGAGCTCGAGCTGCACGAGGGCCCCGCCGCTGCTGTCGACCTCGTCGCCGTGGCCGACACCGCGCGGGTCGACGACTACCTCGGCACCGAGTGGCTGACCCGGCCCCGGCCGGGCGGCACCTGCTCCGAGCACCTCCCCGGCAACTTCGCCGCGCGCTGCTCGCGCCCGGTCCACGACCGCGGCCAGCACCTCGCGACGAGCGGAGCCGTCGTCGTCGCCGTCTGGCCGCACGCTGGCGACGCCGCCCGCGACCGCGAGGTAGTCGACCGCGGCGAGCGGTACGGCGACGAGATCGACCGCCCCGCCCCGCGCCCCGCACGTCGCGTCGGCTCCTTCGCCGCTCCCAGCAGCCCCACCCTGCGCCACTTCACCGACCCCGAGGACCCCTCGTGAACCGCCGCATCACCCTCGACATCCCCGAGCAGCCCCCCATCGGCAGCATCGTCATGAACGCCGCCGGCGTCGCCTACCAGCACCGGCACGACGGCGTCTGGTGCCCCGCCGTCACCGGGTCCGGCATCGCGTGGGCCGAGCTGATCGCCGCGCACCTGCAGCTCGACCTCATCCACACCCCCGGCGACGAGCCGCACCAGCCCCAGGCTGACGACGACCCGGCTGTGCACATCGTCTGGGACCGCTACGACCACCGGTGGGTTCGGCTCGACGACGGCTGGCACCCCGTCCTCGACGACGTCGCGGACACCCGGCAGCAGCTCGCGGAGACCAGAGGTCCGCTGCGAGACACCGCCGAGCCCGTCGCGGAGCCGGCGTCGTGACCGTCTGGCAGATCGAGCCCCTCGGCGAGTGGGGCCGCCCCATCACCGCCCCCCGGGCGAGCAGCAGCCGGTTCCGCGCCGGCTGGGACGACACCCTGCGCCTGCTGCTCTCCGAGATCGAGCACCTGGTGCCGACCACCGCGATCGCGGTCCGGATCGACGTCCAGGACGGGGACCTGCGCCGCGACGGGATGCTCCGGGCCCGCGCGGCCGTCGACTTCCCCGGCGTGGTCGTGTCGTTCACCAGTGCCCTGCACGGGCCGCTGGCCTACGCCACGGACGCATACGAGCAGCGCGACGGCCGGGACCTCCCCGGCTGGCAGGCGAACCTCCGCGCGATCGCGCTGAGCCTCGACGCGCTGCGCGCGGTCGACCGGTACGGCGTCTCGCGCTCCGGTGAGCAGTACGTCGGCTGGCGCGCGATCGAGGCCGCCCCGGCCCCGTTCCCCTCGGCCGACGCCGCCCTGGCCTGGGTGATCGAGCAGTCCGGGTTGCACGTCGGCGAGACGACGCCGTCTGCCCGCTCCGCCTACCTCGCCGCGGTGAAGCGGCTGCACCCGGACGTCGGCGGCGACCCGGGGGAGTGGGACCGCCTCGACGCCGCGCATCGGCTCCTGACCGCTGGAGGACTCCTGTGACCGCCCTGCCCCGCGAGCTCGACGTCCGCGCCCAGCTCCCCGCCCGACCCCGGCGCACCGCGACGCGCAACCACGCCGAGGACCAGGCCGTCAACGCCGTGCTCGACGAGTACTACCGCGCCGCGCTCGACGAGGTCTACCCCGCCGACGACCGGATCCGCGCCGCCGCCAGCCTCATCAACGAGATCGGGCCCGACGCGATCGTCGCCGAGCTGCGCCGCCGCGGCGACCAGCACACCAACGCGGAGGACGTCGTGCCGCCCGAGTGGTGGCCGAAGGACCTGCACCCCGGCCCCGGGGTCGCCGTCCTCGCCTGCGCCTGCGGCGCGGCCATCGACGCCGCCGACATGCGCCGCGCCCAGCCCGTCCGGCCCGCCAGCCCCTCCGGCGGCTCCGGCGTCATCCGGCCCATCGTCTGCCCGAGCTGCGCACGCGCATGACCCCCACCGTCACGACCCCGCCCGACCTGCACACGAAGCTGCAGCAGGAGGTGTCCTGGTACTCCTGGGACGACGCCGGGTACCTGCACCGCCAGCCCCTAGAGCGGATGACCGACCGGCACCGCCGCTCCGTCATCACCTACCTCCGCGACCGCGCCGGCGAGCTCCACGACCACCACCGCCGCGCGCTCCAGCGGGAGCTGGCCACCGGCCGGGACTACGCCGAGCTCGTGTCGGCCCTCGCCCAGCACGGCCGCACGCAGCCCGAGCTGTGGCTCGACGAGACCCCGCTGATGCGCCGGCTCCGCGAGCTGTCCCCTGACCAGCCGCCCGGCGAGCGCCGGCGCCGCTGGCTCCCCGCGAGGTTCCGGCGATGACCGCTCCCTGGATCACCGAGCCTGGCATCTACGAGATGACCGACGTCGACTACCACGCCGACCCCGTCGTCGATGGCTCCCTGTCCTCCACCGGGGCCCGCATCCTCGCCACCCGCACCCCGGCGCACTTCGAGCACAACCGGCGCCACGGCCGGCCCGACAAGGCCGACCTCGACTTCGGCCGCGTCGCACACGCCCGCGTGCTGGGCCGCGGCTCCGACGTCGCCGTCATCGTCGGCACCGGCAAGGACCGCAACGCCTGGCGCACCGACGCCGACAAGGCCGCCGTCGCCCGAGCCCGCGCCGCCGGGAAGACCCCGATCCGCTACAAGGACCACCAGGCCGTCGAGCAGATGGCTGCCCGGCTCCGCGAGCACGCCACCGCCGGGCCGCTGCTCGCCCGTCCGGGCCAGCACGAGTCCGTGTGGGTGTGGCGCGACCCCGACACCGGGGTGTGGCGCCGGCTCATGGCCGACTTCCTGCCCGACGTCCCCGACGGCGCCCGCCGCATCGTCGTCGACTACAAGACCTGCGCCGACGCCAGCCCGGCCGCGTTCGCGAAGAGCATGGCGAACTACGGCTACGACCAGCAGGGCGACTGGTACTGCGCCGGCGTCCATGCCCTGGACCCCCGCGACGAGCCCCCGCAGTTCGTGCTCATCGCGCAGGACAAGGAGCCGCCCTACCTCGTCACGGTGTCCTACCTCGACGAGCAGGCCCTCGCCCGCGGCGCGCACCGCAACCGCCGCGCCCTCCAGCTCTACGCGCAGTGCACCGCCACCGGCCAGTGGCCCGGCTATCCCGTCGAGCCCGTCGAGCTGCGCCTGCCGGCGTGGGCCGCGCGGGAGTTCGAGGCCGAGCTGGACACCGCCGCGTTCCCCGTCGACTCCCTCGGAGGCACACCCGCATGACCGGCACCGAGATCGCCGTTCGCGACCCGCAGGCGGGGACGCTCGCCCTGTCCGGCGACCAGGTCGAGTGGTCGCCCGTCCAGCAGGCCGCGCTCGCCCACATCGGCATCGCCGACGCCCCGCCCGCCGACCAGCAGGTGTTCCTGCACGTCTGCCAGCGGATCCGGCTCGACCCGTTCGCCCGCCAGGTCTACATGATCGGTCGTCGCGAGCGCGGCAAGGGCGGCGAGCCCGACACCGTGAAGTGGACCATCCAGACCGGGATCGACGGGTTCCGGCTCATCGCCGAGCGGCACGAACAGTACGCCGGCACGCTCGACCCGGAGTGGTGCGGCCAGGACGGCGTCTGGCGGGAGGCCTGGGTCGACCGGCAGCCGCCCGTCGCCGCCCGGGTGAAGGTCCTGCGCCACGACCGCGCCCACCCGATCACGCTGCCCGTCCGGTTCACCGAGTTCGCCGCCACGTTCGGCGACGGGAACCTGCAGGGCCAGTGGCGCACGAAGCCGGCGCACATGATCGCGAAGGTCGCCGAGGCCGCCGCCCTGCGCAAGGCGTTCCCGCAGGAGCTGTCCGGGCTCTACACCGACGACGAGATGGACGGCGCCGCGTCCACCGGCCGCGGCCCGGCCGGCCGCGCCTCCTCGACGCCGGGCGTCACCGCCGCCGAGCTCACCGGCGCGCCCACCGTCGTCGACGCCGAGCCGGAGCCCGAGCCGCCGCGGGCCGCCAAGAAGACGTCCGCCCCGGGGAAGACGCGCACGAGCGCGGCGGGTGCGGCGACGCCGGCAGCGGCGGACCCGGAGGCCTCGTCGGGCCCGCCGCTGCCCGGCGAGGACGAGCCGCCGGCGGAGGACCAGGCGCCCGGCCCGGCCGACACCGACCCCGCGACGAAGCCGCAGAACGCCCACATGCACGCCCTGTTCCGCGAGGCCGAGGTGGCCGACCGCGACGAGCGGCTCAAGCTCACCGGCCTGCTGCTTGACCGCCAGCTCGACACCAGCAAGGGCCTCACCGTCACCGACGCGCGCGCCATCATCGACGCGCTCGTCCGGCTCAAGGACTCCGGCCACAAGGACGGCCTCGCCGGCGCCGTCAACGACCTGCTCAACCTCGCCGCGCTGCGGGAGGCCGAGGAGCAGGGCGACGGGCAGGACCGCTCGGACGACACGCGCCGGACCGAATCGTGAGCGTCCCGCACCCCGTCGACGGCGTACGGGTTGCCCAGGTCCTCGTCGACAGCAGCGTCGTGACCCTCTCGTTCCAGGGCGACCTCACCCCGGTCGAGGCCGTAGCCGCGTTCCTCCGCGACGTCGCTGACTCGGCCCTCACCCACGAGCTGCTGCTCCACGACCTCACCGACCAGCTCGACCCGCCCTACCTCGACCCGGCCGCCCCGACGGCCGAGAACGGAGCACGACCGTGACCGAGACCTACGTCCGCTTCCGCGGCACCAACGCCAGCGTCGACACCCTCGACATCGCCCTCGGCGACCGCGTCCAGTTCACCGCCTCCGGCGAGTGCGTCCACATCGGCACCGAGAAGCGCGCCGACGGCGAGCAGCGACCCGTCGTCACCGTCAAGGTCGACGAGGTCGAGCTCGGCGACGTCACCGAGGCCGAGAAGGTCGACCAGCTGCCCTTCGACGCCAGCGACGACGACTGATGCTCGACGTCGAGACCCACAGCACCCCGCCGGAGCCCGACGCCGACGAGGACGGCGACGACACCCCGAGCACCCGGGTCAGCGTCAACTGCATCGTCCCGAACGACGTCCTGCACGACGCCAGCGTCCAGCTCTTCGGCACCCGCGCCACCGACCCCGACGACGTCGCCGACGCGCTCCTCAACGCCGTGCTCGCCCTCGGCCAGCTCCTCGGCACGGACCACGCCTGGGCGCTGCGCAGCCGCCTCGTCGCCTACGACGGGTCGACGCCGCAGCGAAGGCCCGGGACGTGACGTCCGCCGTGCGGTGGCTCGACCAGGCGGCGTGCGCCGGCGCCGACACCGAGCGGTTCTTCCTCGGCCCCCGCGACGGGGGCCGGGGAAGGACCGCCGAGACCGCGCAGCGTCGCATCACCGAGACCGCCAACCGGTACTGCGCCCGCTGTCCCGTCGTCGCCGAGTGCGCCGCCTGGGCCGACAAGCACCGCTCCATCGGGCTCTTCGGCGGCTCGCTGCGCCGCGCCGCGGGCAACGGCGGTGGCGGGTACCGCCGCGACCGCCTCGTCCCCGCCGCCGCCCCCCGGGCCCGCCCTCACCGCCGCGCTGACGGCGCGGCGTGACCGCTCCCCGACATCGACAGGAGGGCCACTCGCATGGCTCGTGAGCACGCCCGCATCCTGTGCTCGATCTGGCGCCCAGGCGACGACTTCCGTGACCGGTCGCCCGGGGCCCAGCGCCTCTACTTCCTGCTGCTGTCCCAGCGGGAGCTGAATAACGCCGGCGTCATGCCCCTCATGATCGGCAAGTGGTCGCGCTGCTCGGCCGCCACGACGCCGGACGACATCCGTGACGACCTGGCCGAGCTGGACGAGCACCGGTACGTGGTCGTCGACCACGAGACCGAGGAGCTGCTGATCCGGACGTTCATCCGCAACGACGGGGTCGCGAAGCAGCCGAACATCCTCAAGAACGCGCTGCGACTCGCCGTGCAGGTGGAGTCGCCCACGATCCGCGTCGCGCTGGGCCAGGAGCTGCTCCGGATCGGGGATCGGGGCGACGCCCTCGCGACGGCTCTGGAGCTCGACCCGAACGCCCTCGACGAACACATCGCGCAAGTGCAGGCGATGGCCTCCGGTAAGGCTTCACACGAAGGGTCTCCGAACCCTTCCGCGGAAGGGTTTCCGAACCCCTCGTCCAGCCCTGCGGGGAGGGGAGGGGGTAGGGGAAGGGGGTCTGTTCCGTCTGTAGGTGGTTCAGGTGGGGGGGACGCGCGAGCGCGCGACGACGCCCCCGGCCCCCCGCCCCCCGCCCCCCAGGTCGATCCGACCAACCCGCGCTGCGCCCGTCACCGCGACGTCCCGGCCGACGACCCCGGCCCGAACTGCCGCCAGTGCCGCGACGTCCGGCTCGCCGTCGAGGCCGCCGCCGGGCAGAACCCGACCGCGGCCGCCGCCGCAGCGTGGCGCGCCGCCGTCGACGCCTGCACCGAGTGCGACTCGAACGGCAAGCTCGAGCTCCCCAGCGGCGCGCTGGTCAGCCACCACGACGCTGTCCGGGCTGCGTCGTGAGCACGACCAGGACCCGGCGCCCGGCGACGCACCGGTGCCCGTGCGGCTGCGCCCGCCAGGTGCCCAACGCGATGTTCGCCTGCCCCGCCGGCTGGGCCCGGCTTCCCCGCGAGCTCCAGGAGCCGATCACCCGCCACCACCGCGGCAACCGGGACCGGCACGCCGACGCGATGCTGGCCGCGCGCGATTGGTTCCTCGACCACCCCGCCCCGCGGGACCCGGACGCCGACGTCGCCGGCGTCTGCGAGCACTGCGACGGCGCGCTGCTGTGGCTCACCACCGCCGCCGGGAAGCGCATGCCCGTCGACGCCGCCCCAGACCCCGACCGCGGGAACGTGATCAGGACCGGCGCCGTTGCTGGCGTCCTCGGCCCTGGTCCCGCGGCCGCCGCCCGCGCCGCTGGCCAGCCCCTGTGGCTGCACCACGTCGTCACCTGCCCGCACGCCGACCGGTGGCGCAGCACCGGCAAGACCCGCTCGGCCCGAGCCAGCGCGGGCCGGAGGTCGTCGTGAGCCGCCGCGGCCTCGGCGTCGCAGCGGCCCTCGCGCTGCTCGTCCTGGCCGCTGTCATCGCGGTCCTCGGCGTGCTGCACGTGCACCCCGCGGTGCTGCTCGTCTGGCTCGTCCTGGCCGTCGTGCTGATCGTGTGGCTCGCGATCGTCGCGCACCGTCCGGCCCGGGCCTGCCGGGTGTGCGGCTGCACCGACGACGACTGCTCCGCCTGCGTCGAGGCGACCGGCACGTCGTGCTGGTGGGTCGGCGAGAACCTCTGCAGCCGCTGCGTCCCGGCCGCGCACCCCGCGCCGCTGCTGCTCGTCGAGGACCGGCCCGGGCGACACCGCCCGCGCGAGCCCGACCCGCAGACGGCGATCGCGTACGTCCGCGACGCCGTCGCCCAGGACCGCCACGTCGTCACGACCGCGGCCGCCGCCGCGGTGCTCGCCGAGCTGGACGCCGCCCGCTCCAGTTCCACCTTCCGGAAGGACCACCCGTGACCACCACCCTCGCCAGCACGCCGGCGCCCGGCCAGCGCCGCCTGATCGGGGGCATGGCTGCTGCGCAGATCGACGCCGCCCGCAGCGGTGACGGCCCCCGCGTCCGCGTGCAGCTCGTCGGCGTCGGCGACGAGCCCGCCGTGCGCGCTTCCCTGACCCGCGCGTGGCGCCTGGCTGGGCAGCCGATCATCGTTGTCACCACCCCAGGCATGGGCCCGGTCGGCCGGATCGCCGCGGACTGGGCTGCCGAGCACGCCGTCGCCGGGATCAGCCTCGAGGTGCGGTACACGCCGGCGTCGTGGCTGCCCCAGTGCGTCGAGGTCTCAGCGGCCGGCCCGGTGCCGTGGTGCGGCTGCGCCGAGCCGCCATGCCTACGCTGCGTCCCGGCCGCGGTCGACGGCCCGCCGTCGTGCGCCGGCTGCTCCAGCCCGCTGTGCCCCGACCACCAGCAGGTCGTGCAGCCCGGGGAGGTCCGGTGATCGACCTCGCCGTCCTGGTCGACGCGGACCGCGCCCGTCGCGCCGCCGAGCTCGCCCCGTACCGCGCCGCCGTCCGGAACGCACCGTCGCTGCCCGCGCGGATCGCCGCGGCGCGCAAGCTTCGGGCCGCCGAGGCCTGGGTGAACAGCGCCCGGCACGCCCTCGGCGAGCCGTGGGAGCGGGAGGGCCACCGTGCCTGACCGGACCCTCCTCGCGATGGCGATCGCCGCGCGCATCGACTGGGACCCGACCGTTCTGGCCGGCGCCGACCCGCGCGCGTCCATCGTCGAGCAGGTCCTGCGCCTCGCGACGCTGGAGCCCATCGGCGAGCTGATCGAGCGCTCGTCGCTCGGCACGCCCGCGGCGAAGGCCGCACGGGCCCGCGTCCCGGACGACGTCGCGCAGGCGATCCTCGCGCGCGTCCCCGAGATGCCGGACGTCCGGCAGGACGACGTCCTGCCGCCGTGCGCCGTGTGCTGGCTACCGATCGACCCCACCGAGCCGCACGTGGTGCTCGTCGAGCAGAACGAGCGGCACGACCTCACCCCGCACAGCCGGAGCGAGTACCTGGCGTGCCTCGACGTCGACGCGGACCCGCTCGACGACGAGCTGGAGACGGCCCGCCGGGTGTGGGTGCGGCTGTCTCAGGGCCGCGGCGGCACGCAGCGCCGCACCGGGTGGCGGAACTACCAGGTGCCGCGCGGCAGCAGCATCGGGATGCCGGGCTACCTCGAGGCCTACGTGCGCCGGATGGCCCCGGTGGCCGAGCGCCTCGCCCGGGTCTCGCTGGAGTGCCGGCCCGCCCTGGAGATCGTCGAGGCGTACGGCCGCACCGCCGACGGCGTCGTGCTCTACGTCGACCCGCCCTATCTCGGATCGACGCGTTCGGGACGGAACTACCTCGTCGAGATGTCCAGCGAGACGGAGCACCTGGAGCTGCTCGCCGCGCTGAACACCTGCCGCGCGCACGTCCTGCTGTCCGGCTACGACAGCCCGATCTACGCCGAGCACCTCGGCGAGTGGGAGCGCAGGACCTGGCAGACCACGACCAACGCGCCTGACGGCAACCGCGCCGAGCGCACCGAGGTGCTGTGGTCCAACCGGCCGCTCGACGTCGAGCCCGGCCTGTGGGACACCCCGTGACCGACGTCCTCGGGATCGACCCCGGCCTCGCCCGCGCCGCCGTCGCGCGCATCCACCACACCGGCCAGGTCCGCACCTGGCGCTGGACGTCCGACCCGCTCGCCGACGGCCCCGACGGCCACCCACCCCTCGTCGACGTCCTCGACCGCGTCTGGGCCGTCCGCGCCTGGGCCATCAGCCACGCCACCACCAGCACCGTCCTCGCCGTCCTCGAGTGGAAGGCCCACGGCGTCCAGCACGCTGCGGCCGAGGACGAGCGCGCCACCATCCGGCTCCTCATCGCCCGCGCGCTCACCCGCGCCGGCGTCCCCGTCGCTATCGCCCGCCCCGGCACCATGGAGCGCCTCCTCACCGGCCATGGCCGCCCCGGGAAGGACCGCGTCCGCGAGGTCGTTGCCCAGATCCACCCCCGCCAGGGCCTCGCGGCCCGCAGCCACGACGAGACCGACGCCGCCGGCCTGGCCACCCTCGCGCAGATCAAGCTCGCCGCCCTCCACGTCCCCGGATGGTCCGGGCCCTGGCTCGACGCCCGCGCCCTGGCCGTCGACCACGGCGTCCAGTGGCCCGCCCTCGACCACCTCGACCGACAGGACACCTCGCCATGACCGCCCAGCCGCCCCCGCCGCTGCGTCCAGCAGGGTCACCGCTCCGGCGCCGCATGCTCGCCGAGCTCGCCATCGCCCGCTTCTGGCTCACCCTCCTCGTGCACGCGGCTCGGCCGCGTCGGCGACGCTCCCCGTAGACCCCCGGCCAGGCCTCCCGCTCCCCAACCACAGGAGACCCGCCCCGTGCACGACCCGCAGCACGACGACGCCGTACCCGACGCCGTACCCGACGCCCTCGCCCAGATCGCCGCCCTGCTCCGCATCGAGGTCGCCGTCGACCAGCTCACCCGGCCCGAGACCCACCAGCTCGACCGCGACCACGCCGCAGCCCGCCGTCAGCTCGACGAGCTCAACCGGGCGCACGTCCTGCACATCCGCGTCCTCCGCGCCCGCTACCGCGACGCGCACGACCGCGGCCACGCCGACGGCGCCGACCGCGCGCTCTGCGGCATGCGGTACGTCGGCGAGCAGCACCGCCGCCGCCGAGCCCGACTCGCCGCCGGCCTCACCCCCACCACCGCGCAGCTGCCCCCGCTGCTCGACCAGCTCCAGGCCGCGATCGCCAACAGCGGCGACACCGGCCGCTCGCCCGGCGGCCCCGCCGCGCACCGCAGCCCCGTCGGCCTCGCCGCCCTCGCGATCGTCACCGACATGCAGCGCCACGTCGGCGCCCGCCGCCGCGAGCACCTGCACGACGGCCTCGTCACGTGGGCCCGCTGCCCCGACCGCACGGCCGACGACGCCGAGCTCGCCGAGCACTGGGTCGAGCACGCCCGCGCCGTCCTCCAGCCCAACCCGACCGGCACCCGCGGCCTCCGCGGCCGCTGCCCCGCGTGCGGCCGCTCCGCCGTTAGCGTCCCCGACGACACCGGCGAGCTCGTGCACCGCAACGCCCTGCAGGTCGACCACACCACCGCCGTGCACTGCCTCGGCTGCGGCGACTACACCCCGCCCTGGCGGGCGCACCTGCTCGCCGAGGTCCTCGAGCAGCAGACCGACGACGCCCGCCGGTCCGGCTCCGTCAACCGTCCCGCCTGACCGCCCTACCGCGCCAGTCAGCCGATCCCGTGACGACGCAGCTCACGCCGCCGAGCGCGCCGATACCGCCGCTGCCTCGACACCAGCCAGTTCCCCCAGTAGATCGGGCCCCACAGCCCGCACGTCACGACCGTCAGCACGACGTGCGTCGTGTGCGGGAAGTCCGGCTGACCGTTCTGCACCGCGGCCTCGGCCGCGTACGTGTGCGCGACCGTCCGCCCCACCGCCCGAGCACCGTGCGCTGCGCCCAGCGCCGCATCCCGCGCCCGAGCGCGACTCGCGGCTCGCACCTCAGCTGGCGACGGCGTCGGAGCGGCGTTGCCCAGTACCGCGTCGGCCCGGCGGCGCGTCTCGTGTGCATCCCCCACACCCCGATCATCGCCACCGCGCCGGCGCACGTCAGCCCACCCACCCCGACATCACCAGAACGAGGGACCTCCTCACCGGAACGGCCCCGCGGCCCGGTCACGGCGCGGCACCATGAACCCGTGACCGACCACGAACCCGACGAGATCCCCACCGTGTGGGACCGGCTCGCCGCCGCCGGCCTCCACCCCCAGCGCATCGAGTGGCACCTCGGGGCCGGCCGGGTCGAGCTGAACGGGCACGTCGTCACCGACCCACAGCGGGCAGCGCCTCGTGCTGCCCGGCTGATCGTCGAGGTCGGGTAGTCCTTCGTGAGCTGCACCTGCCGCTCGCCGATTCAAAGCTGCAGAGGTGCGCCCAACGGGCAACACTGGTCGTTGAGCGGGCAGACACCGTTCACAGCTCCCGGGGAGGGCAGCATGACCGTCGAGGTCATCCACTACACGTCCGATCAACTGAACGCCAAGCGGGCTGAGCTGCTTCAGCGCATCGGGGACCGGGCGGAGCTGCTCGAGCACGCGGAGATGCACATGATGACCCCCGACGAGCGGGACCTGCTGCACGATCTGGAAGAGGTCGAGTTCCTGCTCGAAGGCGCGGAGTGACGTTCGACCTCTCCGCCGCGGCGCGGGTCTTCGCGCAGGACGTCCAGGACCTCTTCGACGGGGTATTCCGGGTTCCGGTGACGGCCCGGGATGGGGATCGTCGAGTTCAAGTTCTTGCTGCTCGCCGACACTTCGTGGTCAGGCTCGCGAACCCCAAGAGCCAGCTGACGCTGGTGAAGGACGGCCGGCCGGTCGCCTCGCTGAGGATCTTGTACCACTGCGTTCCCGACAGCAGCGGAAAGTACCTGGCGGTGGCCAGGTCGGACTTCGAGTTGTACTCGGCCCAGGAGAAGACGCCGCTGGTCCGGCTGGACTACCTGCGCGACGCGCACACCGTGCCGTCGGCGCATTGGAACATCCACGCCGAGCGGGGCTCGATGTCACACCTGCTGGCCTCCACCAACCAGGACCACCCCGGGCAGTTCTCGAAGCTGCACTTCCCTGTGGGTGGCGCCCGGATGAGGCCGTGCCTCGAGGACTTCCTGCAGTTCCTGATCGTCGAGTTCCGGATCGACACGAAGCACGCCGCCCTAGACTTCCTGGCTGAACGGCGGGAGAAGTGGCGCCGCGCGGAGATCGCGACACTGGTACGCGACGCCCCGGATGAGGCCGCTCGCGTTCTCGCGGGCCTCGGTTTCGGGGTGACGCCGCCGCCGGCAGGAACACCGGCTTCCCGCACGGACGTGCTGCGGCGCTGGTAGCCCAGCCCGGCACGAGGCTGGCGCTCGTCCCGATCCGACGACGTAGCATCGCCGCGTCGCGCTCCCCCGCGGCGGACCCGTCCGCCCACCCCGGGGAGCACCATGACCGACCTCGACCCCGTCCTGCGCGCAGAGCTGCAGGGCCTGCGCGACCGCCACGCCGCCGACGGCATAGCGCCGCGCGTCACCGTCGACGCGATCGCCGAGGTGCTCGTCCGCGCCGGCCACGACTACGACGTCGCCTGGCGCACCGCCGGGCGCTGGCTCATCACCCGCGACACCCTCGACGAGGCCCTGGCCGTCGAGCTCGACCCGCCCTACGACACCAGCCGCTCCCGACCGGGCACAGCCGGCCCCGGCCGAGGTTGAGCAGCTCGTCCGGACTGGCCGGGCGAGCCCGGTACCGTTCTGCGCGTGACCAGCACTCCCGACCCCCTCGCCGCCGAACGTCAGGCCTGGGCGGAGGCGAGCCGCCGGTACATGGACGCGGCGCTTGACCTCAAGCTGGCCAACGACGCCGTCCCGACCTCGCTGTCCCACTCGTTCATCGTGCTGAAGGAGATGGCGGGCTTCCTCGATGCTGGTCTCGCCGCGATGCACGCGCTCGACCGGCTCGTGGAGCGCGCCGAGCAGCTGGGCGGGCTGGAGGACGGCGACGAGAAGCTGCGCGCCGCCCGGGCCGAGATCGAGCGTGACTACCACCAGGTCCGCGAGCGGGCGATCGAGGTGCTGACCGAGGCGCAGCAGCTGCCCCGCGCGCGCCCCATGCGGCGCTAGCGCGCGACGCCGGTCTCCATCCACTCGTCGACCGCCACCGAGTACCTCTCGGCCTCGTCGTCCGGCAGCAGCCGCTCCATCAGCAGCGCGTGCGCCACCACCCGCAACCCGCCCTGCCGCAACTCCTGCAGCAGCACGTCGTCCGGGCGCTCCCGGTACGACATCGCCGTGTCCACGGCCCGAGGCGGCAGCACCTGCGCCCGGTCGCCCGCCGGGGACAGCGTCGCCCGCACCTCGTCCGCCATCCACCCCGGGATCTCGTCGTAGTGCAGGTCCGCGGCCTGCGCCACCACCACCCGCACGTCGTCCGGATCCACCCCGAGCTCCTCGCCCAGGGACTCCGCCGTGGCCACCGCGTCGTCGCTCACGCCGCCGACGGTACGACGCCGCCGCGGCGTACGACAGCGCCACGTTGCGTGACCCCCAGGTCAACGGGTTACAGTGCGCTCGCTCGCATCCTCTGTGCCCGCAGCCACCTGCAAGTTGCCGCCGGAGGTGAGGCCCGTGCGCGCACCCCACGGCCCCCGCACTCCCGCCGGCTGGATCCACCTCGGCGCTGTCCTCGGCCTCGCGATCGTCATCGCCGTCGCCCTCATCCTCGGGGTGCTCCTCGCCGGCCACCTCGGACCATGACCGTAGGCCAGTGGCGCTCCAGCACCCGCCGCGCGCGCCTACCCACCGACTGGCCAGCCCGCCGCCGCCGCATCCTCATCCGCGACCAGCACCGCTGCCAGCTCGACTACCCCGGCATCTGCGCCGAACGGGCCACCGACGTCGACCACATCATCGCCGGCGACAACCACGACGACCACAACCTCCAGGCCGCGTGCGACCCCTGCCACCAGCACAAGAGCTCCCGCGAAGGCGTCCACGCCCGCGCCGACCGAGCAGCGCAGCGGCTGCGCCCGCCCCGCCGACACCCCGGACGAAGGAGCGACCCATGAAGGTCAAGCTCACCCGCAGGCTCGGGCTGAACAAGGCCGGCACCAGGCTCGACTACACCGACTCCGAGGCCGACTGGCTCATCACCCGCGGCTACGCCGTCCGTCTCCCGGACGCACCGCCCCCTCCCCGCGTGCCCGCCACACCCGCGGCACCGCCCGCTGCCCCCGTCGTGCCGCCCACCGAGGGCGCGGGCGTCGCCGAGCCGGGCACGTCGAGCGAGACCACCACGACCCCGCCCGAGCAGGTGCCCGCGCCCGCCCACGACGACCCCACACCCCCGCCCCGGTCCGGTCAGGGCTCCGGCCGCCCCGCCTGGGCCGAACACGCCACCCGCCTCGGCGTCACCGTCGCCGACGCCGCCGACCGCGGCGACATCATCGCGGCCGTCAAGGCCGCCGGACACCCGATCGACTGACCACCCGCCGACCACCCCCACCGCGCCGACCCAGGGGTGGGGAGGGGCTCCCCCCGGCCGACCAGCGACACCGGTCGGCATAGCGCCTGCCTGTGCGTGTGAATCCGGACCGTCCGCGAGCTGCGCTGATTCACACCTGAGCGATCGGAGGTCGCGATGCCAGCGACCGGCCGGAAGCCGAAGCCGGAGGGCCAGGCGGTCAACCGCCACCGCCCGACGCACGAGTGGAACGACGTGATCGACGTCCCGTTCGAGGACGGCCCGAAGCTGCCCAGCCGGCAGCCGACCGGGCCGGCGTGGCCGGCGCGGACGAAGCGGTGGTGGTCGATCATCTCGGCGATGCCGCACTGCCGGCTGTGGACGGCGTCGGACTGGGAGTTCGCGCTGGACACCGCGCAGGTCGCCGCCGAGATGCACTCGGGCAACGTGCGCGTCGCGACGGAGCTGCGGAATCGGGAGCGGGTGCTCGGCACGACGGTCGACTACCGCCGCGACCTGCGGATCCGGTACGTGCCCCCGACCGTCGAGCAGGAGCTCGACGAGCCGGCGTCGGTGTCGAGGCTCGATGACTTCCGCGGCCAGTTCGACTGAGCAGCCGCCGGGCTACTACGTCGACGCGGTCACCGGGGCATGGCTGACCCTGCCGTGGCCGGGCGACCCGGGCCTGCCGTTCGGGCATCCGGAGCGCACAGCGCTGCTGCCGCCGAGCCTGGGTCCGCAGGTGTGGGCGTGGTGCGAGCGGTGGCTGCTGCACCACCTGACCGGCGACTCGTGGCGGTTCACGCCGGGACAGCGCCGGTTCGTCTACCTCTGGTACGCCGTGTCGGCCGAGGGCCGGTGGCTGTACCGTTCCGCGGTGAAGCGGGGAGCGAAGGGGCCGATCGCGAACGACACCCCTGTCCCGACGCCCATCGGCTGGGTGAGGCACGGCGAGCTCGCTCCGGGGACGCTCGTCTACGCGGCCGACGGAACTCCGACGAGGGTGCTCGACGTCCATGAAGAGGTTCTCGAACCCTGCTACGAGGTGACGTTCCGGAACGGCGAGAAGGTGGTCTGCACCGGATCGCATCGCTGGCCGATGGCCGAGTTCCGGGGCGACGGCCGCGTGAATCGCATCGTCAGCGTCGAGGAGATGCTGGCGGCTGGCGTCGTGTACGAGCGCCGTCTGACGAGCGGCCGAACGAAGGCGACGCGAGCAGGGGTTGCTCGGTGGCGCGGCCTGCCGTCTCCTGCGCTGCAGGGTGTGACCTGCGAGTTCCCCGTGCCGCCGTACGTGCTCGGCTACTGGCTGGGCGACGGGGACAGTGACCAGCCGCGGATCACTGCGCACCGAGACGACCTCGAGTCGCTGCGGGAGCAGTTCGAGGCCGAGGGGATGCCGCTCGGCGAGGCGAAGCCGACCCACGGCGAGACCTTCCGAGTGCGGTTCGGCGCGCGCGGGGTGGCCAAGGCCGCGCTGCGCGACGCCGGACTCCTGATGGCCAAGCACATCCCGGCCGAGCTGCAGCGATCGTCGGTGGAGCAGCGGTGGGCGCTGCTCCAAGGACTTGTCGACTCCGACGGCACGGTCTCGAAGGGCGGGAACGTCGAGATCAGCCTGAGCGATCCACGCCTCGCAGCCGACGTGTTCGAGCTGGCCGTCGGGCTGGGCCTGATGCCGACGAAGAGCGTCTCGGCGAGCTCGTTCCGGGGTCAGGCGTACCTACCCCGGACGCGGATCAAGTTCACCCCCACTGCCGCCGAGATCGTGAGCCGGCTGCCGCGCAAGCTGGAGCGCACAGGACAGCCGCGGCGGCACGCGGTTCCGTTCTCGCGCTCGCGAACGGTGGTGTCGATCGAGCGCGTGCCCAGCGTGCCCGCCCGCTGCATCACTGTGGAGCACGAGTCGCACCAGTACGTGGTCGGCGATCGCAGCCTGGTCACCTGCAACACCGGGAAGGACCCGTTCGGCGGGGCGCTGGTCAACGCCGAGCTGTGCGGCCCGGTCGCGCTGGCCGGCTGGGAGGACGGCCGTCCGCTGGGCCGTCGCCACCGGATGCCGCTGGTGCAGATCGCGGCCAACTCGGAGGCGCAGGCGAAGGACCTGCTGCGCGTGGCGAACGCGATGCAGTCGCCGGAGCTGCGCCAGGAGCTGGGCATCGACCCGGGCGAGACCCGGACGACGATCTACGGCGGCGGTCGGGCGGAGCTGCTCACGGCGTCGGAGGCGTCGTCGGAGGGCGACCCGGTCACGGCGATCTTCCTGAACGAGACCCACCACGCGAAGAGCTCGAACGGTGGGCACGCGGTCGCAGCGACGGCTCGGCGGAACGCCGGGAAGTCCCCGGCCTACATCCAGGCTCGGCTGGCCGAGCTGACCAACGCGCACGAGCAGGGCGCGGACTCGGTGGCCGAGCGCAGCTTCGAGGCGTGGCAGGCGCAGGTCAGCGGCGCGTTTAAGCGGGTCGACATCCTGTACGACTCGCACGAGGCGCCTCCGAGCACGCAGCTCGACGATGACGACTCGCTGATGGCCGGGCTGCGGGCGGCGTACAACGACGCGCCGTGGGCCGACTTGGAGCGGCTGCGCGACGAGGCGCAGGACCCGCGCACGTCGACGGCGGAGTCGATCCGGTACTACCTCAACGGGTTGGCCGCGGCGGAGGACGCCTGGATCGACCCCGGAAAGTTCGACGGTCGCGCCCGGCCGGAGCTGGTGGTCGCCGACCGCGAGCAGCTGGCGATGTTCCTGGACTGCTCGAAGTCCACGGACGCGACCGGCCTGGTGGCGGCGCGGCTCTCGGATGGGCACGTGATCACCCTCGGCGGGTGGCAGCGCCCGCACGGCGATCGCGGCAAGGGGTGGCTCGCGCCGCGCAGCGAGGTCGACGCGACGGTGCGCGCGGCGTTCGAGCGGTGGGACGTCGCGTGGTTCGGGGTGGACCCGTCGCCGGCTCGGGACGACGAGACCGAGGCGCTGTACTGGATGCAGCTCATCGACGGCTGGCACCGGGACTTCCGGGACCGGCTTGCGGTGTGGGCCACCTCGGGCGCCGGCGGGCACAGCGTGCTGTTCGACATGCGGCTGTCGCAGCCGGGTGGCGCGGCCCGCGTGCAGCGCTTCACCCTCGCCGCCGAGCAGACCCAGCTCGACATCGACGAGGACGAGACCCTCACCCACGACGGGCACGCGATGCTGCGGCTCCACGCGCATAACGCGCGCCGGCGCCCGAACCAGTGGGGCGTGAGCCTGGGCAAGGTGACGCGCGACAGCAGCAAGCTCGTCGACCTAGCCGTGTGCATGGTCGGCGCCCGGATGGGGCGCCGGCTGGCCCTGAACAGCGGCAAGACGACCAAGAAGCGCAGCGGCAAGGTCTGGTGACCATGCTCGAAGGGCAGGTGGTGGCGTGCTGAGCAAGAGCGACGTGATCGACCTGGTCCGGGAACGGCTGTGGCCGGGCTACCTCCGGCAGCGCGCCGAGGTCGACCGCATCGACCGCTGGTACCGGTGGGACCAGGACGACATCACGCTGCCCCGGGAGGCGACGGCGGAGCTCAAGGAGCTGGCCAAGCTGTCGAAGACCCGGTGGCTCGGGCTCGTCGTGACGACCGTCGCGCAGTGCCTCTACGTCGACGGCTGGCGGACGCCGCTGGCCGAGCCGGGTGAGCCCAGCAACCCGTGGCGGACGTGGCACGCCAACTACTTCGACCACCGCCAGACGGCCGTCTACCGGGCGGCGCTGGCCCACGGCCAGAGCTTCGTCATCGTCCTGCCGGGCGAGCTGCTCGGGCAGCCGATGAGCGTCATGCGTGGCGCGAGCCTGCGCAACACCTACGCGGAGTGGGCCGACCCGGCCGAGGACGACTGGCCGCGGCACGTCCTGCGCGTCGTTCCCGGCGCCACGAGCGACGTCCACGTGTACGACGCCGAGGCCGTGTACGACCTCACGGTCGCCGGCGAGGGCACCGCGGCGGACATCAAGTTCGTCCGGGCCCGCGCGCACGACGCCGGCGTGTGCCCGGTGGTGCGCTACGCCAACGACCTGGACCTCGACGGCCGCTCCCCGGGTGAGGTGGAGCCGAACATCGCTGCGGCGGCGCGGATCAACAAGACGTCCTACGACCGGCTGCTGACCCAGCACTACTCGAGCTGGAAGGTCCGCACCGTGGCCGGCATGGCCGAGCCGGACACTGCCGGCGAGAAGGAGCGCGCGCGGATGCTGCTGCGCCAGCAGGACCTGCTGGTCGCGGAGGACCCGGACACCAAGTTCGGCACGCTCGACGAGACCCCGCTCGACGGGTTCGTGGAGGCGTGGCGGGCCGACATCGAGGCGCTCGCCGCGGTGACGCAGACCCCGACGCACGCGCTCACCGGGCAGCTGGTCAACCTCTCCGCGGAGGCGCTCGCCGCGGCGCGCGCGGCGCTCACGCAGAAGGTCACCGAGCGGCAGAAGAGCTTCGGTCGCTCCCACGCCCAGGCGCTGCGCCTGGCCGCCGGCCTGGCCGACGACGCCGCCTCGGCGGAAGACCTGATGGGGCGGGTGACCTGGCAGGACATGGAGATCCGATCCATGGCTCAGGCCGTCGACGCGCTCGGGAAGGCCGCCACGATGCTCGGCGTGCCGCCGAAGGCGCTGTGGGGACGGATCCCCGGGGTCGAGAAGTCCGACGTCGACGAGTGGGCCGATCTCGCGGCCGAGGCCGACCCGGTGGCGCGGCTCGACCGGACGCTGGAGGCGCAGGCCCGCACGGAGTCGGTGCTCGGCCGCGTCCCGGGTCCAGCGGCCTGATCCGTGGCTGACGCCGGACAGCGGCTCGTCGAGGACCTGCGCCGCCAGCAGCTGCAGGTGCGCGCGGTCATGCTCGGCCAGCTCGTCGAGACGTGGCCGCTGCTGGACCCGCTGCGGCTCGACGACACCGCTGCACCGTGGCTGCGCCTCACCGCCGGCCTGGTCGCCGTCCAGCGGGCCCGGTCAGCCGCAGCGGCAGCCCAGACCTACGCCGAGCTCCGCGAGGTGCGCACCGGGCGGCGCGACGCCCCGCCGCGGCCGGTGCTCGACTGGGCCGACGCCGACGCGGCCGCGGCCGCGTCGATGCGGATCCTCGGCCCGGTCGCGATCAAGTACGCGACCGGCACAGGCCAGGATCCCGAGGTGGCCGCACGGCGCGCGATGGTGCGGGTCGCGGGCGCAGCGGGGCGACACGTCCTGCACGGAGGCCGGTCGATGCTGCACGCCAGCGTCGACGCCGACCCGGCCGCGGTCGGGTACGGCCGCTACGCCAGCGCCACGGCGTGCGCGTTCTGCCGGATGCTCGCCAGCCGCGGCGCGGTGTACCTCACCAGCGAAGCGGCCGGCCAGACCACCGGGGCGAGCCGCCGCGGCTCGGGACGTCGCTACCACGACGAGTGCGCGTGCCTGCCGGTCGCGATGTTCAGCGAGGACGACCCGCTGCCCCCAGGCTCCCAGGAGGCTGAGCAGCTGTGGCTGCAGTCCAGCGCCGGCCAGCGCTCCGGCGCCGAGGCGAGGGCGGAGTTCCGGCGCCTGGTCGAGCAGTCGCGCCGACCAGCCGCCGCGGCTGGTGAACGCCGACCGACACGCACCGCGTGACGCTCCAGGCGCCGCGGCACGACCCACAGATGTCGAGGGGCTCGACCGACCAGGTCGGGTCCTTCGTCGTTCCCAGCCGCCGCACCGGCTGCTGGGGCACCGCACAACCCGCAACGGGAAGGACGCCGCAATGGCCGACGAGCAGGACGACACGACCTCGCAGGACCGCGAGGAGCGGGGCCGCGACGACGACGTGCGCAAGAGCGATGCGGGCGACCGGGCAACCCGGCGCGACGCTGACGACCGCGACGACACGGGCGGGGGCAACGACGAGAAGGACGCGAGCCAGCTCGGCGACGCTGGGAAGCGTGCCATCGACGCGATGAAGCGCGAGCGCAACGCCGCGAAGAAGGATCTGGCCGACGTCCAGGCCGAGCTGCGCAAGTTCACCGACGCGCAGAAGTCCGAGGGCCAGCGCCTGCAGGAGACCGCCCAGCAGTCCACCGCCCGGGCGGACAAGGCGGAGTCGGGCCTGCGAGCCATGCAGGTCGCGCTCGACCGGGCCCCGGACGGCGCGACGATCGCGCAGGTCCGGGCAGTGGCCAAGCGCGTCCGCGGGGACGACGACGAGGCCCTGGAGTCCGACGCCGACGAGCTCTACACCTTGCTCGCCCCGGGCAAGCCGGAGCAGCAGACGAAGGTCCCGACCACGCGACCCACGGAACGCCTCCGAGGTGGCACGTCTCCCGAGGACGACCTCGAGGAGACCGACGCGGGGAAGCTCGCCGACCTGATCAACCGCAACTGAACCCACCGCGCGGCCACGGCACAGCTGGCCGGTCAGCGGGAATCCGCCCTACTGATGGAGGTCTGCTGTGGCCAACGTGTTCCTCAAGTCCCAGAAGCTCGTCGACGTCGGCCTGGAGCTGCTCGCTCGCGACGTGGTCATCCCCGCCCTCGTGTGGCGGGACGCCGCCGGCGACTTCGCCGGCGCCGCCGACTCGACGATCTCCATCCGCGTGCCGGCGCGCACCACCGCCCGGACCCGCCCCCTCGGCCAGGCGCGGCCGACCGCGTCCGAGGGCAACGGCATCATCACCATGGACGAGCTCGTCGAGCAGAAGGTCGACGTCACCCTCACCGACGCCGTCTACTCCGCCGTCGCGATCACCGACGAGCAGCAGGAGCTCGACATCGTCAACTTCGGCCGCCAGGTCCTGGCGCCCCAGGTGAGCGCTGTCGCCGAGGGCTGCGAGAACGCGCTCACCGCGGAGATGGTCGGCGCGACCTACAAGACCACGCTCACCCTCGACGCGGCCGACCCCTACAAGACGCTGGTCGACGCCCACGTGGCGCTGAACAAGGCCAACGTGCCCCGCGACGGCCGGGTCGTGCTCGCCGGCGCCGACATCGAGGGCGCGATCCTCAAGTCCGACCGGCTGTCGCGCGTCGACCACTCCGGCTCCGACGCGGCCCTGCGCCGCGCCGAGATCGGCAACCTGGCCCGGTTCCCCGTGTACGTCAGCAACGCGCTGCCCGCCGACTTCGCCGTCGCGTTCCACCGCACCGCGTTCGTGCTGTCCATGCGGGCCCCGAAGAAGCCCGAGGGCGCCACCTACGGCACCTCGACGTCGAAGAACGGCCTGGCCATGCGGCACATCAAGGACTACGACTTCCGCAACGTCCAGGACCGTTCGCTGGTCGACGTCTACATCGGCACGAACATCGTCACCGACCAGGACGGCCCCGACGCCGACACCGACCGGGACTTCGTCCGTGCCGTGAAGATCACCGCCGCGTGAGGTCGGCGCTCACGGGCGCCGACGTCGACCTGATCGGTGACCGGATCGGGCGGCCTCTGACCGACCCGGACGAGCTCCGCCGCGCCGCCTCGGCCCTGCAGGACGCGTCGGAGCTCGTCCGCGAGGCCGGCCGCCCCGCCGCGTGGGCGGTGTACGCCGGCGACGCCCCGACCGGCGACCAGGTGCCGCCGCCTGCGGTCATCACCGTGACGGTCCAGGCGGCCCTGCGGCAGTTCCGCAACCCGGACGGCATGGTCGTCGAGACCCGCGGGCCCTTCACCCGCCGGCGCGCGGACGGGCAGATCACGATCTACCTCTCCGACGAGGAGGTCGCGATCATCAGGCGGCTGCAGCCCGGGGCGCGCTCTCGCGGCCTGTGGTCGCTGGAGACCACCCGGAGCGAACCGGGCGGGCCGGGCCGCTTCGTCGACGACCAGTACGGCACCGAGCCCTTCCCGGTCGGGGAGGGCTGATGCACGCGGGGTACGGCACGGTCCTCACCGTGCGCCGGCAGCGCCGCGACGACGACGGAGACCTCGGCGGTCCCGCCGTCGACGTCGTCCTCCGCGGGTACGAGATCGCCCCCGAAGGGTCGACGGAGCGCGCCGACGGGGCCCGGGAGACCACGACGGAGCGGGTGGCCGCCTACGGGGGTCCGCCGCAGCCCGACCTCCGGCCGGGCGACCTCGTCTACCTCGAGGGCGACCCACGGCACGACGCGCAAGGCCGCCCCGTTCCGCCGCCCTGGTACGTCGTCGGTGCGGCGGAGGACTGGGGCAGCAGCACCTGGCAACCAGGGCACGTCGTGAAGCTGCAGCGCCACCGACAGCAGCATCAGCGCTGAGGAGACAGCATGGACGTGAAGCTCAACCGGGCCCTGTCGCGGCAGATCCGCAACGCCCCCGCCACCGCTCGCGCGCTCGAGCAGGCGGCCAGCCGGATGCTGCCGGCGGTCGTGGCCGCCACTCCGGTCGACACCGGCCGCACGGCGGCGTCGACGCGCGTCGAGGGTGGGCACCGCTCGGCCGACAGCCGATCGGTCGCAGCGCGCATCGTGCAGGGCGGCGCCGCCGTGCAGCAGCAGTTCGGGAACCGCAACGAGCGGACCCCCGCACGGCAGTTCGACCGGGCCCGGGGCGCACGGTGACCGCGCAGTCGCGGCCGAGGTTCCTCGACCAGCACGGCTGGCCGGTCATCGACCGGCTGCTCGCCGAGCTGTTCCGCCAGCGGCTCGTCGTCCCCGACAAGAGCATCACCGTCGGCACGGTGCTCAACGACGACGTCGCCTACCCGGCCGTGCTCGTCGAGCGCATCCCGGGCGGAGGGCGCAACGCCGACGACTACGAGGACGTCAACCGCATCCAAGTCACGACGTTCGGCACGACCCGCCCCGAGTCCGACTCGCTCACCGCTCAGGTGCGCCACGAGCTGGCGAACCTGTCCGACGACGAGTTCGACGACGTCGGCGTGGACCGCATCACCGAGGAGACCGGGCCCGGGCGCGTCCCGGACCCGGACCAGGACCTCCGGGCCGTCCCGACCACGTGGTCCGTGATCGCCCGCCAGCAGTAGCTGAACGACCCGTGCCGGCGCCCGACCAGCCGCCGGTCGACCCGTCACCCCACACACCCCAGGGAGGCCCGCCATGGCCAACTCGATCGAGGCGCTCGCGGTCAACGAGCTCAACCGCCAGCACATCCTGAAGGGCAAGAAGGTCGCGGTCGTCGTCGCGAAGATGACCGTCCCCATGCCCCTGAAGATCACCACCGGTGGCATCACCGGCACGCCGGTCACGCTCGCCGAGCTCACCGGCTTCGAGCCGATCGGTCTGCTCCGCAAGGACGACGGGGTCACGAACTCCCGCGAGCGCGAGCGCACCGACGTCAACGCCATCGGCTTCGCCCAGCCCGTCCGCTCGGACTTCGACACCGACACGTTCAGCTTCACGATGGTGCCGCTGGAGACCCGCCGGCAGACCATCGAGCTCCACCTCGGCGTGGACCTGTCGGAGTACGCCCTCGACCCGAACACCGGTGAGCTCAGCTTCCCCCAGCCCTCCGACGGGATCCTCCGGCACAACCGGTACCTGCAGCTCGCACAGGACGGCGTCGGCACCGACCGCGTCTGGTGGGGCCGCGGGTTCTCCGCGGGAGTGGTGGCCGAGACCGACGACCAGTCCGTCGGCGGCGAGGACCCGTGGACCTGGCCGATGACGATCTCCTCCGAGACCGACACCGACCTCGGCTGGGGCGTCTACCACTACTTCGGCGGGCCGGGCTGGAAGAAGCGCGCCGAGTCGATGGGCTTCGGCGACCTCACCTGATCCCCTCTCCACCTCCCCGACCTGCGAAGGAGCACCGACATGGCCAAGAGCATCGAGATCCCGATGCGCGACCCCGACGGCGAGCCGTGGATCGCCGACTCCGAGAGCGAGGCCCACGAGCTCATGGCGCGCGGCTACAAGCGCGAGGACGGCGGCAAGCAGGCCCCGCCGGCCGGCGGCGCGAAGGGCAGCGGCGGCACGAAGGGCGGCTCGTCCGGCGACGCCGGCAGCAGCTGACGAACTCGGGGTCGACCACCGCCGGAGTCCTTCCGGGGGGCCGGTGGTCGACCCCGGGACCCACCAGGGTCCGACCCCCAACCCCGCCCCCCGGATCCGACGCCCCCCGGAGGAACCCCGTGCCCGACACCACCGGCGACGCCCAGCACGACGTCGTCCCCATCGACTCCATCGTCGACCTCGACCTCGACTCGCAGACCGACGACGTCGAGGACTACCCGCCGTTCCGGATCCGCGTCGGCGGCCAGACGTTCTCGATCAACCAGCCCGACGCCGGGCTGGTGATGGAGGTCGAGGGCGCCCGCACCACCGAGGTCGGGCTCGCCCTGATCTTCGACGAGCAGTGGCCCGACGTCCGCGCGGCCCTGGCCGGGAAGGACCCCACCGCCCCGGTGAAGATCGTGCGCGACTGGGCCGAGCACTTCGACCTCGACCAGCAGGGCCTCATGGCCGCGATCTCGCCCGGCAACCGCGAGGAGCGCCGCCAGGCCGAGCAGCAGCGCCGCCGTCGGCACGCGACCCGCCGCCGGCGCTGAGCACCTCCACCGGCCCCGCACCGGTGGACGACGAGCCCGGCGACGTCGAGCCGTCGCTGTTCGAGCAGATGTGCCACGACGCCGCCGGGCCGTTCGTCATCGAGCTGCCCGACGGGCCCGGGCACGTCATCGAGTGGACCGTCGACCGGCCCGACGCCGACGGGGTGTGCGAGCTCGACCAGCTCGACCACCCCTCGGACATGATCGACGTGCTCGTCGGCGACGACGACGTCGCCGACGAGCTGCTCGACCACCTCGACCCGCTGCCCTACACCGAGACCTTGCAGGTGTGCGGCAGGCTCCGCGGCCACTTCGCCCTGACGGTCCTGCCGCTCGGGCTGTGGCAGCACCTCGTCGAGCGCATCGACTGTTACGGCGCCGCGGTCGAGGCCGACCTGTTCGACCGCGGTCACGACCTCCTCGACTGGTTCCGTGGCCTTCGGCCCTGGCCGCAGCTGGCCCGGGTGCTCGACCACCTTCCCGAGGGGTCGCGGTACCGGGCCGCGATCCTCGACGACGAGGACCTGGCGCTCGAGCGCATCGAGGCCGGCATCGAACCGCCGACCTCCACGGCGACGCCACCGCTGGAGGGCGAGACGCAGGACCGCATGCTGCTGCGGGCCCTGGTGTCCACGGCTCAGCGGATCGAGCACGCCACCTACGCCGTGCACGCGAAGAAGGGCGCCGCCGGCCGCCCGCCACGGCCCCTGCGCGGTCCGCAGACCGCCGAGGACCGGCTCCGCGAGCAGTACGCCGACGCAGACGTCGAGGACCTCTTCGACCAGGTCACCCCCGGCTGGCGCGACCGACGAGCTCCCGATCCTCCGCCGGCCGGGTTCACCGAGCGCTCCAGCGGGCTCTACGTCCCCTCCTGACCACCTCACCTGCAGCTCGCGCCCGCGAAGGAGGTGGCCGACCCATGGCTCCCTCCTACGAGGCCGGCACCGCGTTCCTGCAGATCCTGCCGAGCGCGCGCGGGTTCGGCGCTCGGCTGCGGCGCGAGCTCGCGGGCGTCGACGTCGGCCACACCGTGCCGCTCGACGTCGACGTCGACGACGGGTGGCAGCGCACGCTGCGCGCCGCGATCCGGGCGCTGCCGTCCCTCGTGCTCGGGGCGGACGCCAGCTCCGCCGACCGCGAGCTCGCTGCGATCCGCGAGCGCATGCAGCGGCTGTCGCAGATGCAGATCGGGCTCGACATCTCCGGCGAGCAGGCCCGCGCCGAGATCCAGGCCATCGAGCAGGACCTGGCCCGGCTCTCGGCCAGCGCGCCGCAGCTGTCGGTCCGTGTCGACGCGGCCGCGGCGGAGGCCTCGCTCGAGCGGGTGCAGCACGAGGCGCGCCGGCTCGACGGGCGCCGGCTCAACCTGCAGGTCGCCGTCGACGCCGCCGCCGCGGTGCTCTCCCTGACCGGGATCGCGCTCCTGGCGAACAAGCTGGTCAACCGCGACTACCGGTTCGGGATCTCGGCCGACACGGCCGGCGCGGTGCTGCGCATCGCCGCGCTGTCCACGCTGGTGTTCGGCCTCGGCGGCGCCACCGGCGCGATCCTCGGCCTCGGCGGCGCGATCGCCGGGCTCGGCGCTGCAGGTGCCGTCGCGGCCGCCGGGGTGATCCCGGCGGTGCTCGGGTTCCGCGGGGTGTTCGACGCGGTGAAGGCGCTGTCGGCCCAGCAGGAGACGGCCGCGGTCGACGCGCAGGCCGCCGCGCAGAAGCAGAGCGCCGCCGCGGCCGCCGTGGCGTCGGCGCAGAGCCGCGTCGGGACCGCGACGCGCGCCGCGGGACGGGCCCGGGCCGATGCGTCCAAGCAGGTCGCCGAAGCCGACGCCCGGCTGCGCCGCGAGACCGCGGACCTCGAGCGGGCCCAGGCCGAGCTCACCCGCGCGTGGGAGGCGGGCCGGCGGTCGCTGCAGGACCTGCAGGACCAGGTCGACGGCAACGCCCTGGACCAGCGCCAGGCCGCGTTCGACCTGGCCGACGCCCGCAAGGCCCTGCAGGAGGCGCGGGACACCGGCGACGCCGACCAGATCGCCCGCGCCCAGCTCGCCGTCGACAAGCAGATCGAGTCGATGGACCAGCTGTCGAAGCGGACCGAGCGGGCCACGGCGGACAACGCCGCCGCGCAGGCCGCCGGCATCGCGGGCAGCGAGCAGGTTCTCGCCGCCACCGACCGCATCGCTAGCGCCGAGCGGGGCGTCGCCGACGCCAGGTCCGCCCTCGACCAGGCCCGCATCGACGGCGCCGAGCGCATCGCCGACGCCGACCTGCAGGTGATCGAGGCCCAGCGCGCGCTGACGCAGGCCCTGGCCCAGACCGGCGACACCGGGTCCAGCGCCGCGCAGAAGGTCCAGCAAGCCTTCGCCGACCTGTCCCCCGAGGCCGCCTCGTTCGCGCGCTACATCTTCGGGCTCAAGCCGCTGCTCGACGAGCTGTCCGGCACCGCCGCGACGGCGTTCTTCCCGCCCCTGCGCGACGGCATGGACTCCCTGATCACCCGCGCCCCGCTGATCAACGGCGTCGTCGGCCAGCTTGCCGGCGCCATGGGCACGGCGCTCGGCTCCGTGCTCACCCAGCTCTCCTCGCCCTACTGGACGTCGTTCTTCCAGCTGCTCGGCAACGCCGGCGTCACGCTGATCCCGGCCCTGTTCGACTCACTGCTCACCCTGGCCGGCGCCGGCACCGAAGTGCTGCGCGTTCTGCTGCCGCTCGCCCCGGCCGGCCTGGCGCTCCTCGACCAGTTCTCCGCGCTGCTGGTCATCCTGGCCCCGTTCATCGCCCAGTTCCTCGGCGGGCTGATCCCGGCCGCGTCGGCCCTCCTCACCGCCCTGGCGCCGCTCGGGACCGTCCTCGCCGCGCTGACCCCGATCCTGGCCGTCCTCGGCGAGGCCTTCGCCACGGTGCTGCTCGCCGTGCTGCAGGCGCTCGCCCCGATCCTCGTCGCGCTCACCCCGCTCATCGAGGAGTTCGCCACCCAGTGGGCGGTCGGGCTCGTCTCGGCCATCACCACCGCCACCCCGCTGCTGGTCACCCTCGCCGAGTTCCTGTCCCAGAACGCCGACACCGTGGTGTGGCTGGTCGGCGTCGTCGGCGGGCTCGTCGCCAGCCTGCAGCCCCTGATGTGGATCCTCGGGCTCATCGTCACCGCGCTCGCCCGCTGGATCATCATCGGGGCGATCGGCGCCGCGCTGAGCGGGTTCGGCGCGGCCGGCGCCACCGTCGCCGCGATCATCACCCGCCTGCTGTCGCCGATCTCCCTGATCCGGCTCGCGCTGCCCTACATCGGCCAGGCGCTCGCGTTCGTCGGCCGGATGATCCTCGGCGCCCTCGGGCCCATGGGCATCCTGCTGACCGTCCTGGGGTTCCTCTACAGCTCCAACGAGCAGTTCCGCAACGCCGTCAACCAGGTGTTCGCCGTCCTCGCCCAGCTGGTCGGGCTGCTCATCGCCTCGGTGATGCCGGCCTTCGAGCAGATCATGGCCGCGATCGCGCCGCTGATCCCGCTGCTCATCGGCGCCCTGATGCCGGTGCTCAACACCCTGATCGGGGTCTTCCTCGACCTGGTGTCCACCGTGCTGCCACCGCTGATCGCGTTCGTCGTCGGCCAGCTCATCCCCGTGGTCACGACCCTGGCCCACATCTTCGCCACGGTCCTGGTCTGGATCATCACCAACGTCGTCGTCCCGGCCATCCAGATGCTGGCCTGGGTCATCACCAACGTCGTCGCCCCGGTGATCCTGTGGCTCTACGAGAACGTCGTGAAGCCCGCCTTCGAGCAGATCGGCGCGTTCATCTCGTGGGTCTGGACCAACATCATCAAGCCCGCGTTCGACTTCCTGGTGTTCGTCCTCACCCGCATCGTCGGCCCCGCGATCGAGTGGCTGTGGCGCAACATCGTCGAGCCCGCTTTCGGTGCCATCGGCGTCATCATCTCGACGGTCTGGGAGAACGTCATCCGGCCCGCCTTCGACGCCATCGGCGGCGCGCTGGGCTGGCTCGGCCGCGGCTTCGACGACACCGTCCGCATGATCGGCGACATCTGGAACGGCCTGCGCAACCTGCTCGCCGTGCCGATCAACTTCCTCATCGGCACCGTGTTCAACAACGGCATCCGGAAGGCGTGGAACCTCGTCGCCGACCTGCTGCCCGGCGTCGACCCGATCGGGGAGCTGCCGCTGATCCCGGAGTTCCGCCGCGGCGGCGTGTTCGAGGGCGTGCGACCGGGCTACACCCCGGGCCGGGACAACGCCCTGATCGCGGTCGGCGGCGGTGAGTCGGTCATGCGGCCGGAGTGGACCCGCGAGGTGGGCGGCCGCTCCTACGTCGACGCGGCGAACTACGCAGCCCGCACCGGCGGCCGGCAGGGAGTCCGGGACTTCCTCACCGACACGGCCGGCGCGACCGGCCGCGACGTCGGGCAGGTCCGGCAGCGGCTGATGGGCCGGTTCCCCCTCGACAACGGGGTGAACGTCGGCCTGCCGGCGTTCGCCTACGGCGGCGTCGTCCCGCACGTCGCCGCCGCCGGCCAGGAGATCGAGCGGCTCTTCGGCCGGATGCCCGGCGGCATCGGCGGCGTCGGGGCCCGCGCGAACGCCTCCGACCACCCGCGGGGGCTCGCGCTGGACTTCATGACGATGGCCGACACCGGGCTCGGGAACCGCGTCACCGCGCACATGCTGACCAACGCGCGCCGCCTAATGGTCAAGTACATCATCTGGCAGCAGCGCATCAACTCCGGCGAGGGCTGGCGCGGCATGGAAGACCGCGGCAGCCCCACGGCCAACCACATGGACCACCCCCACGTGTCGTTCCTCAAGGGGAACCTGGGCGGGGCGTCCAAGGACTTCTCCGACACAGGAGGTGGGTTCTTCGACTTCCTCGGTGACCAGATCCGCGGCTTCTTCACCGACCTGACCAACCCGCCCATCGACGCGCTGCGGCGCACCTTCCCGACCCCGCCGGCGTTCATGGCGATCCCGGCCGAAGCCGCCACGCTGCTACGGGACAAGGCGCTGGACTTCATGCTCGGGCAGGGCGAGCAGACCGGCCCCGCCAACGAGCCGCCCGGCTCCGGAGTCCTCCGGTGGACCCCGGTTGTGTCCCAGGCCCTGGCCATGCTCGGGCAGCCGCTCGCCTACATCCCGACCACCCTGCGCCGGATGGCCCAGGAGTCCGGCGGCAACCCGCGGGCGATCAACAACTGGGACGTCAACGCGCGCCGAGGCACGCCGTCGAAGGGCCTGATGCAGGTCATCGACCCCACGTTCCGGACCCACCGGGACGGCCGCGCCCCGAACGACATCTGGGACCCGCTGGCCAACGTGCTCGCCTCGATGAGGTACGCGCTGAGCCGGTACGGATCCCTTCCGCGGGCGTACGACCGCCGAGGCGGCTACGACTCCGGCGGCGTCGGGAAGGGCATCGGGTGGATGTGGAAGGGCACCGGCCTCGACGAGCGCGTGCTGCCGCCGCAGGAGACCCAGGCCTACCCGACGCTGACCGTGCTGGCCCGCGAGCTGGAGGCCGACCGGCTCCGGCCCCCGGCCGGCCCGACCGACCAGCAGCTCGCGGCCGCGCTGCGCAACCGGATGCCCGCCAGCGCCGGCACCCGCACGGGCCGCGGCCTGCACATCGAGAACGCCACCTTCGTCGACCCCGTCGACGTCGACGTGCTCGGCCAGCGCCTGGAGTTCGCCACCCGCGGGGAGAGCCTGTGATCACGAAGGTGCGGCTCGTCGAGGGCGACCAGCAGCTGGTGCTGCTCGACCGGGCCGCGTTCCGGCTCGACCTCATCCTCACCAGCCTGGAGGCGCCGTCCCCGGAGGTCCGCGAGGTCGCCGAGTCGCGCACCGACGACGACGGGGAGGACGACGTCACCACTCTGCACGGCGCCCGCGCGGTGTCGGCGACCGTCGAGCTGCGCGACACCGCTGACGCGCTCGTCGACGAGCTCAACGGGTGGATGCACCCACGGCGGCGCCCCTACCTCGTGGTGGTCAACGACGAGTGGGCGCAGGAGCGGCGGCTGCGGCTGCGCAGCACGCAGTTCAGCTCGCCGATCACCAGCTCGCAGCTGCGCCGGCGCACCGAGCAGCTGCAGTGGAAGGCCCCGGACGGCGTGTGGGAGGCCGTCGACGACGTGCTGGCCGTCGTGAACGCCGACGGCGGGCAGGCCGCGGGCCGGGTCTACCCGGAGGTCTACCCGAGGTCCTACCCGGCGACGGTGTCCGTCGGCGGCTCGAACGTGGTGAACCCCGGGAAGGCGTGGTCGCACCAGCGGGTGCTGCTCTACGGCCCCGCAGTGGGCCCGCGCTGGTCGAACGACCTCACCGGCGAGACGTTGACCTTCACAGAGGAGCTCGCGATCCCGGCCGGCGAGTACCTGGAGATCGACACCGCGTCCCGGACCGCGAACTACATGTCCGACCCGTCGCTGTCCCGGCTGCACCTGCTCGACTTCGAGGTCAGCACGTGGTGGCGCATGGCACCAGGCCTGAACCGCGTCCGCTACCACCCGTCGGCCGGGACCGGCGTCGGGTCGGTCGCGCACGCCCACTACCGCCCGACCTGGCTGTGAGGAGCACACCGTGACCCTGCTGAAGCCCCTCTGGATGCAGGCGGCGTCCGGGGACGCCGACATCTCCTACAGCGCCCAGCAGGACCGGGCGGCGCTGCTGTCGGCGATCTTCTCCCGCGAGGGCGTGCTGGACGTCGACGCCGGCCAGCTGCAGGTCCGTCAGCGCGCAGCCGGCGCGAACTTCTCCGTCGACATCGCCGCCGGCCGTGCGGCGATCGTCGGCGACGACATCTCCGACCAGGGGACCTACGTCGTCACCAGCACCGCCACGGAGAACCGGACCATCCCAGGCGCACCGGCCTCGGGAAGCCGCACCCACCGCGTCGTGGCCCGCGTGAAGGACAAGCTGCACAACGGCACCTGGACCGGCTACGAGTGGACCATCGAGGTGCTGCCCGACACCGGGTCGGGCACCCCGGCCGTCCCGGCGTCGGCCGTGCCGCTCGCCCGGGTTGCGGTCGCGGCCGGCCAGTCCTCGGTGCAGACCGCCAACATCACCGACGACCGCTCCCGCGCCAGCGTCGGCACGCCCGACCGCACCGGCACGTTCAGCCTGTTCCCGCCCTACAACGCCTCGGACGTCAACCGGAAGACGGGCTGGACGGTGAACCCCGACGGCTGGGTCAGCCTGTCGGGCTGGTGCATGTGGAACGCGCCGAACCAGGTCATCCCGGCCAACACCCTGACCCAGATCACCAACACACCGCTGCCGGCCACCATCCTGGGACCGGGCCGGATCCGGGACTTCGTCCTGTCCACCTTCCACGGGCCCATCCACGGGGCCATCGGCGCCGACGGCCACCTCAAGTACCGGTTCCAGGAGGCCACCACGCTCATCCAGGGCGTGACCTGGTGGTCGTTCGACGGGTGCGGCTACCGGTTGTGACAGCGTCCTGGACGTGGGTCGTCGGACCGTGGAACGGCGGCCCGCAGCACGAGCTCACTGCGGCCAAGGGCCGCAAGTTCATGGCCAGGCTGAACGAGCCGTCGACGGCCAGCTTCTCGATCAGTGGACGGCACCGCGAAGCCGAGTGGATCGAGGAACTCGTCACCGACCTGCACGTGCTGCGCCGCCCCGGGCCCGGGCAACGCGCGCAGCGGCTCTACCGCGGCCGCGTCGGAGCCACCTCCGACGACGTCGACGCCGACCGGCACACCGTCAGCGTGCCGACCGTCGACTACCGCGAGGTCCTCAAGCGTCGCCAGCTCGGCATCGGCAGCCCGCTCACCTGGACCCAGATCGACGAGGCGGCCATCGTCGCCGGGCTCCTCGCCGACACCCAGGCCCGTCCCGGCGGAGCGCTCGGGATGAGCGTGGCACCTGAGGCGACCGGCAACCTGCGCGACCGCACGTTCGAGCTC